GTCGAACCACGAGCGGTCGCCGCCGCTCGAGTTAAACCAATGCGCCCCGCCGTTCTTGTCGGCGATTGACTTAGCGCGTTGCGACTTGCCACACTTGGGTTCGCCCCAGAAGAAGAAGATGTAAGGCTGCTTGCGCTCGCCGACTTGCTTCACCAGCTGATATTGTTTGAAGCTGTTGCCGTAGCGTGTCATTGCGGCAAAATGCGTGTCCCACAGCATCTCGTCCGTTGCGCCATTGTCAATGGCCTTCTTCACATCAGCGAGCGACGCCTTGTGGCGCTCGCCAACCGCCGTGCGGTTCTCCTCCTCGTCCTTCCACGCGCCGATGGTCCACGGGCCGTCGATGCGCGTGTCCTTCTTATTGCAGTAGTCAACTGCCTGCTTGTGCGTGCCCGCACGCGCTTCCCAGTGCGCTTTGCCGTTGAGATTCTCCTTGCACCACTTGATGGAGTAACCCGCTTTGGACTTTGGGTTGGGCTTCGTGATAACGTATCCTTGCAGATGTTCGGTGCCCGCCGCTCCTTTTTCCGTTTGCCAGGTGACGTAAACCACGTCTCCGCAGTCGAGCCATGACTTGATGATGGCGTTCGCGCCAGCGACGGGGTTGTTGAGTGTAAACATGAACGCACGTGATTGTTTAGGAGCCATTGGAAGAAAGTCTGAAAGTCTGAAATGGGTGGTGATTCAACAAACCGGTAGAGTTACACAACTTACCTAGGTTCTTTTTTCGAATCGGAAGGTTCGAAAATAGTAACCTGTTGGACGTTACACCCGCCCTTGTGGTTTAATTATGATTACACATTTGTGTAATTTAATTAGAATTAGTTTTTGAGTTTCCATTTTGGCGGGATTTTTGATACGGATTCCGTTTTGGACACTCCTAGGAAGCTGTAGTGATAGGCTATACGCCGCGGAGCGGCAGGTTAGGGGCGAGCGTAGCGAGCTAGGGGTTAGCTATAAATAGGTTAGGGTTAGGGTTAGGGTTAGGGTTAGGGTTAGGATCGGGTCAGGTCCAGTTGTATTTTTATTTTAAGTCGTTTTTCTTCAGAGGTCGACGTAGCGGAGTCGCACTTGCGACGTCTCGTCGAGCGCCACTGTCGATACACCCACGCTATTGTTCTGTGCTCGCACGTAGAGCAACAACGTCCCTGTGCTGATCTCTGCTGTCGTCATCGGGTTTGCCGTGTTGCTGAACACCGTTTCGTAGTCCGGCAGTTTGACGTAGTCGTCGCAGTGGATGTTCTGCGTTCGCGTCGATGACGTCGCTGTTGCACCGGCGATGTTCGTCGGCGGTTGGAACTCGATTGTCTTGTCTCGGACGATGCGGAAGCGGTCCATTGCGTCGTAGCGAAGTGGGAACCATTGCAGCGTCGATTCCGCTCCTGTTTGGTCCGTGACGCCGAAGATGTCGTCGAAGCGCGGCAGCGCGCTGCTGTTCGGTTGACGGTCGTACACGACGATGTATCGCACGCTGTTGCTCAGACTGTTTCCTGCCAGCACAGTCTCCACGAGTTCGAAGTTGAGCATCAGGCGGACCGACTTCATCGTGATCTTGCGGCCGATCCGGTTCCATGATCCCGTGCCTTGTTGGATCAGGTTGAGACAGAAGGCTCCTGCGTTCGTGTTGTCTGCCGCCACGATTGGTCCGTACGCCACGCCCGTGTCGACGCCTTTGACTTCGATCAATCGTCGGATCGCGCTGGCCGTGCTGTTCGATCTTGACTGTGTCATTCGGCGCGACGATGACAGCGCCTGTTTCATCATTGACGATTTCATGCGTTTGAATTTGGCTCCGGTTGAGATCGACGCCGAACGTTTTCGGGAGCCTGTTTTACGCAGCATATACATTTACACCAAATTTTCAAACGTGCGAGGATATTACTCATTCTGATTCAAATAAGTTTTCGTTAGGAACTCGAGTGCCCGCGTGATGACGTGACGAGCTTGCGAGAGCGTAGCGGTTCGTCTCTATGAGTAAAGGGCCGAAGGCGGTTTTCTCGAAAACTAGTATTACCCTTTACTCATAGGCCCTTACTTTAGTATGGGCCCGCGCGCGAAGCGCGCCACGACTTCGCGTGCCGAGCGGAGCGAGGCACGCACCGGCGCGAAGCGCCGGAAAAAATTTTGAATTTAAAAAACGCAGTTTTTCTTTTTATTCGTCCCCGTCGTCATCGTTGTTGCCCATCGGCACCATGATGCGACGTTTTTTTTCGCTTTGCTTTTGTGCATTGCGGCGAAAGGACAGGAGAGTCTGGACCGGCTCCGGTCCGAGCTTCTTGAAGCGACTAGCGGCTTGCTCAGGAGCCGCGTACTGCAGCGAAGTTGGGTACGGCACTGTGAACGCCAGCTGGTCCGAGTCAGTGCGACGCAGCGTGCGCGCGCTGACGAATTGCGGTTCGCCGTCTTCGTTGACGTTCAGACGGCCTGACATGTACTCGCCGGTGATCGATACCGCACCGCCTGGTTGAGCGCCTTCGCCGAGATCAGGCTCGCTTGCGAATTCGTACGAGTCTGTCTCGTAGTCCCCTGTTGCCAGACTTGCTTGTTCTGCGCGAGCGATTGCTTCCTCGTCGTCCTCGACAAAATCGTTGTCGTCGAAGTTCTCGTCTTTTGTCAGATCGACCAACATCGTTGGGTCCTTGATCGCTGATTTCGTCTCCGTCTCCCAGATTTGGTGAACGACGCCCGTCTCGATCAATTCCTGCACTTCCGCCAGCGGTGGAGGCAGGTCCTTCTGCTTGTCTTGATAGTTCGGGTCTTTCTTCATCTCCTCCGTAAGGCCGTACGGAGGCGCCAGGCGACGCAGTAGCGGCGCGTGGTCGTAGTTGATGTTGTCTTGGTGGTACCACTGATTGGCCGGCACGTTGCTCGTGATGATGATGATGTTCGGGTTGAACGCGAGTGAGCCGCCTTTGACTTCCACTTGAAGTGGATAACGGTCGAGCATCTTCAGCAGCATCGTGAGCGGGATGTTGCCTCGGAAATCGTCGAGCACAACCACCTTGTGTTGTGCTGGATTGTAACCGTCGAACCACGAGCGGTCGCCGCCGCTCGAGTTAAACCAATGCGCCCCGCCGTTCTTGTCGGCGATTGACTTAGCGCGTTGCGACTTGCCACACTTGGGTTCGCCCCAGAAGAAGAAGATG